TCGAACGTAGTGAGCTAGATTGATTGTGCTTGATACCTTCGCAATGCGATTAGCGTTGCTTCCTGAGCGTACTTTAGATCTTATTTGATTTTTCCAGTCCATTGGTATGGTATCCCTGCTCTGTACTTCAAGTTGAATACTTCAAGCGTAACATACTGCTTTGATCTTCAAGTGATCGAAGTAGCTAATGTTCACGCTGTAGGAATTCAGCTACTTCTTCGCTTCGCTTGAAGAATTCCCGCTGAATAGGGACGTTAAGCTAAAATAATTTTTAAGGAGAAATCCATTGTCAACTTTGAAGGAACAACTCCTTGCAGAAGTAACTAATCAAGAGACAGGACTAACTCTTATGGAGGAAGCCTTCCTTGATAATCTTTTTGAGTTCTGTAATGGAAATGTAAGAGAGGCTATGACTAAGGCTGGATATCCCAAGGATACTCCTGAGTCTCATGTCACCAAACCTCTTGGAAAATACATTAGAGAAAGAGCCAAAGAATATCTCACTTCTGCCTCTGCTCTTGCTTCCGTCTCTCTGGTGAACCTTCTGATTGATCCCAATCAACCCGGTGCTAAGAATGTCGTATCTGCTGCAAAGGAGATTCTTGATCGTTCTGGTGTCTATAAGGAAGAAGGTACTAAGGTCACTGAAGTTAGGAATATGTTTATTCTTCCTCCCAAGAATGCAGATGAGGATTATAAGATTATCGAGCATGAGTAATATTGTAGAACTGAAGACAAGACCAGTAATAATAAATGAGAAGACTATAGAGCTACTCGAACAGTGGCTTGAGATGGCTAAAGAGGGTTTTATCCAGAACGTCGCTCTTGCTGGCGTTACTGATGATTTTGCTTCTCTCACACAATGGTCTGAATCAGATAATGTTCAAACTCTTCTTGGTGCTATCAATATTCTAAATTATAAATTAATGAAATCAGTATTGGATTAATAATGGATTCACCCCTTCTCCCCTTAGACCGATGGAAGTCTTGGACACGAAAGATCCCATACGGTAAGATCGGAGTAGGTTATTTAGTTGATCCTTCCGATCCTCTTAATATTATTCCAGACCCAGATCAGATTGTTCATATCGAACAGGCTTTCGACTATATCGACAAGGGATCTTCTCTCCGGGAGACATCAGAATGGTTGTCTCAAAAACTACTTAAATCTGTTTCCCATCAGACTGTTTCCAATCTCTATAAGAAGCATCGTAAGCCATTTCTCAATAGAATGACCAAAAGGACTATCCTTAAGAAGGAAGTCAAAAGGTCTAAGGAATCTCTTGAGAAAGCAGAAGCCAAACGAAAGCTCACTAGAGCCAGAAAGAAATACGAAGAACTCCAGAAGAAACCACAAAGGAAGATTCCCGATGAGGAATTCCCAGAGGGTCCTACTCACAGGAAGGAACCCTATCGTGGTGGAACATTCAATCCTGAAGAAAGACAGGCAAGTAAGCCTAAGAACCCGGACATTGATTTTGTCTTTGTTCCGAACGAAGGTCCTCAAACGGACTTCCTTGCAGCCACTGAACTAGAAGTTCTTTATGGTGGTGCAGCCGGAGGTGAACCTAAGACTTGGTTCTCCGCCTCCTTTCCGAGTAATCGGTCAAAATAAATTGCGTGAATTGCTGGAATGCCCGATGAGGGAGAATCAGCAGCCAAGCTTCTCCGTTAGGAGTTGAAGGTTCAGAGACTATCCTGAAAGGGAGTACGGTTTAGGCCGGAAGCGCGCAACCCCTGATCACAAAGGGTGAAGATATAGTCCACAGCAAGTATTAATCCATCAATTTGATGAAGTACCTAGGGGTAGAAATTTGACTTATATACTTTATAAAGCCACATCTCCAAGTGGTCGTACATACATTGGAATCACTAATAACTTTAAACGTAGAATGAAAGAACATCGGACAAGTAAGTGGCCATTCGGTCATGCACTTCGTAAATACGGTGAGCAGAATTTTACATTTGAGTTCGAGAATTTTGATACAGTTGAAGAAGCCTTGTTAAGAGAAGAAGAGTTAGTTACTCCAGAAGCCCTTAAGACAAAACTACTGTATAACGCCACAGTTGGTGGACAAATCTCGAATGTATTAACTTACGACAATCCAATGCATCGACCCGGTGTTGTCGAAAACCATCCTAATATTTGGTCTTCTGAAAACAACCCAATGAATAATCCTGAATCTAAACAAAAGATGATTGAATCCCAAAATCGTAAACGAGTGTCTATCGATAGTATAGAATACGACGGGGTTCGAGAAGCTGCTAGACAGCTAGGGACTTACAGACAATTCGTGGTTTATAGATTGAAGTCAGAATTCTGGCCTACTTGGTACTACCTTTAATACTTGCTGTGGGTAAGACTTACGCCATGATTGCAGACCCCATGCGATACTTCGATAATCCGAACTTCGTGGGTCTTCTTCTCCGTCGTACAAATGACGAACTCAGAGAAATCATCTGGGAGACAAACAAGCTCTACAAGAAACTCTGGCCTGATGCCAAATGGCAGGATCAGAAATCCATGTGGACTTTTCCTTCCGGTGCCAAACTCTGGATCACCTACTTGGATAGAGATGAGGACGTTCTCCGATATCAAGGGCAGGCTTTCTGTTGGATCGGGATGGACGAGTTGACTCAGTATCCTACCCCCTTTGCTTATAACTATCTTCGCTCACGTCTTCGTACTGCTGACCCAAGTCTTAAGAAATCTCTTTCGATGAGGTTCACAACCAACCCCGGTGGCCCAGGTCATCATTGGGTTAAGAAGATGTTCATCGACCCTGCTCCATATAATGAAGCCTTCTGGGCTACTGATGTGGAAACAGGGGAAGTTCTGAAATACCCTGATAATCATCACGACATCAGTAAGCGTGGCAAACCCATTTTCAAGAGACGCTTTATTCCTGCCAAACTACAGGATAACAAGTATCTCGCTGAAGACGGTATCTATGAAGCCAATCTTCTGTCTCTTCCCGAAGATCAGAGAAGGAAGCTCCTTGAGGGTGATTGGTCCATTGTAGAAGGAGCCGCTTTTGCTGAATTTTCTCCCAAGTACCACGTATGCAAGCCTTTCGATATACCACATGATTGGCGGCGTTTTAGAGCTGCTGACTATGGTTATTCTTCTCCAGCTTGTGTCCTTTGGTTTGCGATTGATCCGGCTTACGATACGCTATATGTCTATCGAGAACTCTACGGATCAGGAATGACCGGTGTGGATCTTGCCGAAAAGACTCTCAGGTTAGAGCTTGGTGAGAAGGTTGCATATGGTATCCTAGACAGCTCTGTCTGGCATCAGAGGGGTCACTATGGTCCTTCCGTTGCTGAAGAGATGATTGCTGCAGGCTGCAAGTGGAGACCCTCTGATAGAGGTCCTGGTTCCCGTGTAGCAGGTAAGAACAGACTTCATGAACTCCTGAAGATTCGTGAAGACCGTCTTGGAGAAAAAAGAGCAGGTATCGTCTTCTTTGATACTTGTAGGCAGATTATTTCCGATCTTCCAGCTATCCCATCTGATCCCGATGGTACTGAAGACATCGATAGTCGTTATCCACACGATCACTCTTATGACGCTCTTCGTTATGGAATTATGTCCAGACCTAGAGCTTCTTCTCCGCTCGATTGGGGAACTAAGCCTATGCACAAGTACATCCCTGCAGATGATGTTTTTGGTTATTAAAAGCTACCCAGAGGGTACCGAGGAAAATGATGAAAAGAAATGGAAGACAATCTGATAACGTCATTGATATCAGAAACCCAAAAGATAATGAAAAGTATCAAGCAAAAGTTAGACAAGAAATCAAAGCTAGGAACTCTGAAAGACTTACGTCTGATGATTCTATTGCTTACAACCAAGATAAAACCCCTGGTGATAGAATTGTCGGTGTCCTCAAAAATCCAGGCCGTGCTACGATGTCTAGGACTACCGGTATGAACAAAGCTGTTAAGGACCCTGCTCCCGAGAAGCTTGATACTGTATCTCGTTCCAACTACGACGAGGTTCCTTTCTTCAAGCACAAAGAAGTTCCTAACGTATATAAGGAAGAAAAGTAATGGATAACGTCATCTCTTTCCCTGGCTCAGAAGTTCCTGATTACTACATTGATGACACTAAGGAACAACCTGGTATCTCAGTGGAGAAAGTAATTGAGTCTCTTCAAGACAAGGAATTTGATGACATTATCGTTATCGGAAGAATGCCAGATGGTAGGTTCTATTTTGCCACCACCTCTGGAAACATACAAGAGGTCAATTGGGATCTCGATAAGGCAAAGTCCATATTGATGTCCACAATGATTATTGATCTAGGATCTGACGATGACTAAAAATTGTAAACCTACAGCTATTGCTAAGATGAAAGCAGTAAAAGTATCCATTCCTTCCAAGAAACCAAAAGGTAAGAAATAATGGCTGGTGAAACTACTAGAGCTAAGATCGCTGATACACTAGCAAATCTTATCGCTCCTGGCGCTGACGGCGATGTGCTCGCAAATGCTCTCAGGAGTGGTACTAAAATCGTTGTCCTCACTCAAGTTGAGTATGACGCCCTTGCTGTTAAGGATGCAAATACGATCTATATTACCACTTCTTAAGGAGAATCTATAGTGACAATTTATAAAGGTTCTTCTCAAGTTTCTAATGTCTATTATAGTTCTACTGCTATCTCTAGTATGTATTTAGGTACCGTACAAGTAGGTGGCGGAACTCCTGTAGTATCTTTTAACACTGTTACGTCGCTCTTTGCTGACGACTGCGCGATGGGTCCGTGGTATGCACTCTCCACTACACCTCCGATTATTAAGGCTAGTGACGGTAAAGTATGGGCTAGCTATCAGGGATTTGATTGGGCTTCCGGCGCTGGTCTAGAGAACAAGATCAAGGTCTATTCCGCTGGTGCTTGGGGAGCGGAGTTTCCGGCCCTCATCTGTGATAGTTCAACCGACAACCACGGTGGACCGGCCCTCCTCGAAACCACTGGTGGATACATCCACAATTTCGGCGGCACTCATAACGGCCCGATGAGACACTCTGTTACCACAACACCCGGCGACCCTTCGACTTTTGTCCGGCAAGCTGATATCGGTAATCTCTATACATATCCACACCCGAGTATGGCAGCGGATGGAAATATCCACCTGCTCATGCGCAAGACCATTGCGGCTGAAACCCGGATGCCCCTGATGGTGGTCAAAAGTACTGCTATGGCCTCCGGTGTTCCGACGTGGGATACAGAAAAAGAACTCATCAACTTTGAAACCGACACCCGATTCTATCAAGGTGGTATGGTTGAGGTTGGTACCGATGAAGTCCATATGGTCGTTACCAAGGCCAACTACGCCGACACTGAGCGTCGAAACGTCTACTACATCATTTACGACAAATCTACTGGTACGATTTATAATCATGATAAGTCAGTCTCAGTTGTATCTGCTTCTCAACCCATAAATCTCTCAACCAT